TATGCAGTTACCACTACTGACCTCGCTACAGCATATGAACTGCTGGAAGACCCCGAGTCTCAGACCATTGACTTCATCCTTGCTGGTCCTTCTGGTGCTAGTGATGCAGAAGCAATCGCTAAGATTACTGCACTGCAGAACATCGTCGAAGAGCGTCGTGACTGCATGTTGTTCGTATCGCCCCGTCGCGCTAACGTAATTGGTGTTTCTAACGCAAACACGATTACATCGAACATGATCAAGTTCTTTGATCAACTGCCCAGTTCTTCTTACATCGTATTTGACTCTGGTTACAAGTACATCTACGATAAGTACAACGATGTATACCGTTACATCCCCTGTAATGGTGACGTTGCTGGTCTCTGCCTACAGACAACTGAAGTTGCAGAACCTTGGTTCTCTCCCGCAGGTTTCCAGCGTGGTACTCTGAGAAATGCAATCAAACTTGCATATACTCCTAACAAGACTCAGCGTGACCGCCTGTACTCTGCACGTATCAACCCCATCGTTTCCTTCCCTGGCAACGGTGTAACACTGTTCGGTGATAAGACTGCACAAGGATTCGCTTCTGCATTCGACAGAATCAACGTCCGTCGTCTGTTCTTGACAATCGAGCGTGTCATCGGCACTGCTGCTAAGTCCCAACTGTTCGAGCAAAACGACGAGTCTCAGAGAGCACTGTTCCTGAACATCGTTGAGCCTTACATGCGTGAGGTTCAAGGTCGTCGCGGTGTCACCGACTTCCTGGTCAAGTGTGACGCTACCAACAACCCTCCCGAGGCAGTTGACCGTGGTGAGTTCTACGCAGAAATCTTCGTCAAGCCCACCCGCACAATCAACTACATCACCCTGACATTCGTCGCAACCAGAACTGGTGTTGCATTCAACGAAGTCGCTAACTGATAAAAACTAACATAATCAAGAGACCCTACGGGGTCTCTTTTTTATGTGAAAATATTATTTGTAATAAATACTAACGACGGAGACCCTGAGACTAAAAACAATGGCAAAAAGAGGTACTATTGACGATTTTAAGGCAAATGTCGCTGGCGACTTTGCGCGTCCTAATCTATTCCAAGTAGACCTTAACTTCCCCCAAGGAGTTATCAACAATGCTGCACTGATTGAACTGGGTAAGTTCACAGTTCGCGCAGCAAACCTTCCCTCCTCTCAGATCGGTGTGATTGAAGTACCTTTCAGAGGTCGTACCCTGAAGATTGCAGGTGACAGAACATTTGAACCCTGGACTGTTACTATTCAGAACGACAGTGGTTTTGTTCTCCGCAGTGCATTTGAACTGTGGGCATCCAGCATCCAAGCATACAACGAGAACTTCACCGCTGCTGGTGGTCTTGGTGATGCTGATGACGCAACTGGTTACTTCGCTGATATGACTGTTCATCAGTTGGCACGCGATGTTAAGGATGGCGAATCTCCCAAGATTCTCAAGTCCTACAGATTCTACAACGTCTTCCCCAGCAATATTGCTGCAATCGATCTGGACTTCGGTAACAACGATGCTATCGAAGAGTTCACTGTAGAACTGCAGACTCAGTACTGGACTCCTATTCAGGCAAACGACTGACCTGATAAATAGACCAGGACCAATAACTTAGAAATATAATGTCTCAGCTCTTCGGATTTTCACTTGAAAGAGCGAAGAAGGTCCCCAAGGGACCTTCTTTTGTTCAGAAAGATAGCATGGATGGTTCGCAACCTATTGTAGGTGGCGGATACTACGGATATTCTGTCGATTTCGATGGAACAGTACGTAATGATTATGAACTAATCACCCGTTATAGGGAGATGGTTCTACAACCCGAGTGCGATAGTGCAGTTGATGATATCGTCAACGAAACTATTTGTGGAAACTTTGATGATGTACCTGTTGAGTTGGAACTCTCCAACCTGAAGGCGTCGGATAAAATCAAAAAACTTATGAGAGAGGAGTTTGACGAAGTTCTTCGTCTCCTCGATTTTGAAAATCGTGCATATGAAATCTTTCGTCGCTGGTATGTTGACGGTAGACTCTTTTATCATAAAGTAATCGACCCACAAAATCCTCGTGGCGGTCTTGCAGAACTTCGCTACATCGATCCTCGCAAGATTCGTAAGGTAACTGAGTATGAACAGAAGCGCCCCGAGCAACTGCGTGGTGTTGATATCAATACTCAACTTACACAGAAAGCAGCAGAGTATTTTCTTTACAACCCCAAGGGTTTGAAGAACTCTACCAATCAGGGTATGAAAATCACCACTGATTCTGTTTGCTATTGTCACTCAGGTATTCAAGACCTGAATAAAAATATGACTCTTAGTCACCTGCATAAGGCGATTAAGGCAGTCAACCAACTGAGAATGATTGAAGATTCTCTGGTTATCTACCGTTTGAGTAGAGCACCTGAGCGTCGTATCTTCTACATTGACGTTGGCAATCTTCCCAAGAATAAAGCGGAACAATATCTCCGTGAAGTTATGGGTCGCTATCGTAACAAACTGGTATACGATGCGAACACTGGTGAGATTAAGGATGACAAAAAGTTCATGTCCATGCTGGAAGACTTCTGGCTCCCTCGTCGTGAAGGCGGTAGAGGTACAGAAATCTCCACTCTTCCTGGTGGTCAGAACCTCGGAGAACTGGAAGACGTTAAGTATTTCCAGAAGAAACTCTACAAAGCACTCAACGTACCTGGTTCACGTTTAGAAACAGAAACGACTTTCAATATTGGTCGTGCTGCTGAGATTACTCGTGACGAGGTTAAGTTCCAGAAGTTCATTGCACGTCTCCGCAAGCGTTTCTCTGAACTCTTCATGGATCTTCTGAAGACTCAACTTATTCTGAAAGGTGTAGTTACTCTGGAAGAGTTTGAAGAGATGAAGACTCATATCCAGTTTGACTATGTTGCGGACAACTACTTCACTGAACTGAAGGAGATCGAGATTCGTAACGAGCGTATGAATCAGGTCAATGTTATGGACCCATATGTTGGCAAGTATTTCTCTGTTGAATATATGCGTCGTCAAGTTCTCAAGCAAACTGAGCAGGAGATGAAAGAGATTGACAAACAAATTGAGTCTGAGATGGAATCTGGTGTTATTGCTGATCCTGCAGCGGAAATGGATCCCGCTATGGCTGCTGGCGATGAAGGTGGGGGAGCACCAGCAGCAGAGGTAGCACCTAATGAATCCGCAGTTGACCCTGCAGATGCCCGCAGGGGTGAGATCTAAATAGTCTAAATAATAACACAGTGGGAACATATTATGCCTAGTGATATCGCTAAACAAATCGTCCAACAAGTGTATAGTGACGAAAAAGCAGCAGCAATCGATTCTATGAACGATGCACTCGCTGCCGCAACATTCGATGCTATTCAACAGCAAAAGATTGCTTTTGCAAAACAGATGGGATTCGATTTGGATGACACCGCTCAGGATGCTGCAGACGAAGTTGCTGCAGAACTGCCTGACAACACTGATACTGAACCTGAAGAGGTAGAAGTAGAAGTGCCCGCTCCCGAGGCAACTGCCGAAGAACAACCCGAAGAACCTGAAACCGATGAAACTGATAGCTGAAGAAATCACTCAAGTAGACTTCCTGACGGAAGCAACTGAGGACGGCAAGAAGAACTACTTCATTGAAGGCATCTTCTTACAAGCGGAACTGCAAAACCGTAACGGTCGCATGTATCCCAAGAAAGTTCTGGAGCGCGAAGTTGCTAAATATGACGAGGCTTACATTAAGTCTGGTCGTGCATTGGGTGAACTCGGTCACCCAGACGGTCCCTCTATCAACTTAGATAGAGTTTCCCACAAAATCATGTCGCTCAAAGAAGATGGAAACAACTTCATCGGCAGAGCGAAAATTCTTGACACTCCCATGGGCAAGATTGCTAAGAACCTTCTCGACGAAGGTGTAAAACTTGGCGTTTCTTCTAGAGGTATGGGTTCCATCCGCAAAGAAGAAAAGTGCAACGTTGTTCAAGACGACTTCATGCTTGCCACTGCTGCTGATATTGTAGCAGATCCTTCTGCTCCCGACGCTTTTGTCGCTGGCATTATGGAAGGCAAAGAATGGGTTTGGGATAACGGTATCCTGAAAGAGTCTGCAGTAGCAGAGATCAAACAGGAAATCGACGAAGCAACTCTTATCAATCTGCAGGAGCGTAAAATCTCCGCGTTTGCAGCATTTTTAAAGAGTTTGTGATTTATAAATAAACATAGACAACGCTAAAGCATAACGGAGTTCAAACAAATGGCTGAGACCCTCGACAAAGAGTTAGATAACATGGAGGAAGTGACCGAAGGTTCCAACGCAGTTACCAAAGATGCAAAGCCTGGTGAGAAGATCGATACTTCTAAGGGTGGAGCTACTAAGGTAGTTGATGTTACTTCGGATTCCGAAGAAGGTGCAAAGGGCACCAAGAATGCAGGCGCTTCTGCTGCACGTGCAGTAAGCAAGGCACCTGTTCCCAGCACCAAGCCTAGCGGCGCATCCGCAAAGATGGAGGAAACGGAAGATGGCGAAGAAGAAGTCCTCGCTGAAACCGACCTCGACTTTACTGAAGATGTTGACGCTCTTGTCGCAGGTGAAGAACTCTCAGAAGAGTTCCGTTTGAAGGCAGCAACAATCTTTGAAGCGGCAGTAACTAGCCGTGTCAACAAAGAAGTTGCAGCGTTGCAAGAAGCATTTGAAGCTACTCTGACTGAAGAAGTCGAGAAGATTCAAACAGAATTGGCCGAGAAGGTAGACGATTACCTCACTTATGCCGCCGAGTCCTGGATGAAGGAGAATGCTCTCCAGATCGAGCACGGCATTAAGACTGAGATGGCAGAGTCTTTCTTCAACGGTCTCAAAGGTCTTTTCTTAGAGCACAACTTTACGGTGCCCGAAGAGAAGTTCAACCTGCTTGATGGCATGGTTGAAGAGATTGATGATATGGAAGCTAAACTCAACGAGCAAATCGATGCTAATGTCGCTTTGAACAAGCGTATTGGCGAGTTTGTCAAAATGGAAATTGTGAACGAATGCGCTGTTGGTCTCGCAGAGACTCAGAAAGAGAAGCTTGCTTCTCTCGCAGAGGGTGTTGAGTTTGAAACTGAAGAAGACTTTAGAAATAAGGTCGAAACGATCAAGGAATCCTACTTCACCCGTAAGGCTGAGGTTGCTGCTGCAACTGAACCCACCGAAGAAGTTTCGGAACCCCTTGTC